TATTGCCACCAAAAGCCATGCCGCCAAGCAAGCCACCAGCAGCAAATGTATAAGCACGGTTGGCAGCGTTGTCCAGTCCTGATGCTGCATCAACCATACCACTAGTGAAACCCTTGCTAGCCCCAGCACTGGTTGCCCCTCTGGCACCTGCTCTCATTGCCATACCGCCGCCCATGCCTAGCGCAGCGCCACCCATTGCGCCCATCACGGCACCTTGGCCGATGTTACCGCCAGTCATGTAGCTGCCACCAGCACCAGCACCAGCACCCACTGCCATGCTCATACCTAAGCCCATACCAGCGCCAAGAGCAGCAGTGCTAGGACCAGCAGGAGCACCAGATGTAGACACGGGATTATAAGGCACATTTTGAGAATTGGGTTTCATAACACCATTTCTAGACTGTCCGGGCCTATACATCGGTGCCCCAGAAACAGAGTTAGCGCTTTGTCGCCCTGTCTGATTGCTGTAGCCACGGACATTCGGTCCTTTTGGCCCAGCGACTCTACTGCTACCAGCATTATAAGCTGTATCCGAAGCTTTGATTGTCGAAGGCCCAGCCGACATTTCCTTTCCAAGTGATGCGCCATCGCCATGCACTTGATGTAGGTCGGGTGCGCTTGAAAGAGTTCCAGAAGGTTGATATCCAATACCGCCTCCAGGCTTAAAGCCTGGCTCGGGAGTCCATGGACCGCCACTCCTGGCGCCACCGCCAGAAGTTACTCCTCGGCCAACAGGTGCCATGCTAGCATCGTTGCCCCAATTCCCCATGCTTGAGCTACCCCAGCCATCCGACAAATCCGGCTTAACACCTCTGCGTGGTCCACCGAAGCGCTTCGCAATATCGTCCAAGCCGCCGGAACGCGCTGCGCGAGAACCTTGCTGCATGCCCAGATCGACTCCTGACACTGTAGCTTTCGCTGCTGCAGCTAGACCTTTTTTAAATAACGATGCCATTATCTTCTCCTAGGGCGCCGTGCGCCAGATCTTCTACCAGGTCTTCGAACCCGTGGCTTCACTATAGACGGTGAGCTACCAATTTCTCTAGCTTTATGGACGTCTTCACGATCGTTTGAATAGCCAGCATTTGTAGATGCTCTGCTCATCATGCTCTCATATACACTATCAGGACCAGCTTGGGTACCCAAGTCGCCACGACTCTTGGGTTGTCGTTTGCCAAACCAGCTACCCTTGTTGTTTGCCGCAACCACTTGCTTGGCTGCTAGGGCTTGGTTAGCACTAGCGTTTTCGCCTTCACTGTATCCTCGCTTAACTTCTAAGAGTGTAGGGTGTACAGCAGGAGCCATGTTGTTCATACCCTGTAACAGTGCAGCAGCACTTAGATTACCATTCAGTCCATCAGCTCGTTGTTCAAGGAAGCCCTTAGTCAAGGAGGAAGGTGAACTATGAGCAATGTTTGCCGGAGCGTACATAGACTTCTCTAGGAACAATCCGCCTAGTGCCAACATAAGAGCATCAAGCCTATGATCCCCTACACTCTCACGGTCAGTGCCGTATACTGGCTTGTTAGTAGTTGGGTGTCTCCGCAGTACCACGTAGTGGAGCAACTGCTGTAGCAGAGCTTGATCATCTTCTGGGAACCAGATGCGGCCCTCTTCGAAGACTCGGATAGCATTCTCTACAAGGAACTGCTTACCCATCTTGGTAATATCCTTGTAGTCCACAGGGCTTTTGAGTTCAACTTTCTGAGAGAAGTTAAACGCCTTGAGGCGTTCGAGAAGCTTTACAGTCTCTTGTTCCAAGCGCGTCTTGGCACCCTTCACTCGGATTGCATGTGCTTCGACCTTGAGGTCTTCAATGATGGTGTGTCCGTAGCCTTCATCAGCATAGATGTAATCCGGCTTCCACTTGTAGTTCAAGCGCACAACCTCTTCCTTCCATCGGACAGAAGAGTATTCGCTAGCGCTGATATTGTTAGCTTCTACAATGAACCAGTGGTGCTGTGAGGGGTCATAAGCTACGACCACAAACTCTGTCCCAGCATTCTTATTCCAATCGATTCCGATGACTTTGATCAGTTCAGAACGTTCCTTCACACCAGCAGCACGGCGCCACCAGTCCCCATTGTGAATATCAGAATCAGCATACTTATATGCTCCACGCGCACGGTATACATACGAAGGTCTAAAGACTCCGTACGCACCCTCAAGGAAGTGAGCCATATATTCTGCGGCGAACCCCTCCTCTGTATTGTCAGCTTCAACCTCTAGTTTGATGTCTTCCCAAACCGGGAGGATAGAACTTGGCAGGTAGTCTTCTTTAAAGTCATAGCGCTCCATGCACCATTCGTAGAACTTGCCGCGCTTACCGATTGGAGTACTTGTCGCAATCATCATAACATCAGCACGTGTAAGCAAGAGAGGCTGGATAACCTTCTGCAGAATCTCTTCGGGGATCATGTCCATTTCGTCGAGGTAGATAACATCAGCATTCTGACCACGCATGGTACCACCGCCACTACCATCTGTCTTGGTTCCAACACCAGAAACGAACCCGCTGATGGTTGCACCATTGCTTAGCTTCAGTTTGTAGTACGGAGTCTTAACATAGAGACTGCCGCCTTTAGAAGTAGTGATAGCCTGAGAGAGATCTTCATTACGCTTCAGGATATTTTCAATCTCATTGAAAATGTTAGCTACCTGAGCTTGGTAAGGAGTGATAACAATGATTTCGGGACCGACATAAATAGTATTGCCTTCTGCATCGCGACCACGACTCTTTAGCATATTGAACGCCAAGTAGATAAGTTTGAGAGCCATAGCGAACGTCTTGCCAGACCGTCGACCTTCCCGGATAACGTAACGTAATACGTTACATCTCAACTGTTCCTTTTGATAGGGGCGAATACGCCACTCTGAATCCAGGTCATCAAACCCAAACATCAGCTCACACCACGCTACGGGATCAATAGCGCTCTTCAAATAGCGCAGAGCACGCTGAGCATCCATGTTCTTCTCAGTGATGTACTTGTTTAACAGTGTCCGACTACCACGAGGTAGTCCTGCCGGCACAAAGTTACACTTCAGCTGAAAGCCTTCAACCTTCTCACCACGCGTATTCACCGCACCTTCGTACTTGATAAGCTGACGAGCCTGACAGTTGATACACATAGTATGCATGTTCACCTGAGCGCCAGTCTTGGGATCGGTATAGACGGTGATGAGTCCATACTTATCTGAGAGTACCTTAATATCTTCCGGCTCTAGCTTCGCGTCTAGATCTTGGTGTTCATATCCGTACTCATTTTCCATAAAGAGCTTTGCTCTAACTTCTTCAACTGTGGGCACTGTATCTCCTAGCGGTATCTGCTATTATAGTTTCTACCTGGCATATGCATGAACTGAGCTTCTGAACCCAAAGCTGAACGTGCGTTTAGATGACTCTTATGAATGGCTTGAACTGCTCTCTGACGCATTGTGTGCGCACCAGAAGTATTGAACGCAGCCATAGATCCAGAAGTATTGATTGACTTCTGTCGTTGTCGGTGTTGGTACCCTGCTTTCATCACGCCCATTACTGCATTGCCTGTCATCTTGGCAGCCTGGTAGCCGCCATAAGCAGCAGCAACCTTCCAGGAGTGCTTGACGCCCACGTGCCCGCCCACGAACCCTGCTGCAGCTCCGGCGACACCACCACCAACAGCATGATTGGCTGCCATGGCGAGCGCGCTACCGGTTATGTTGCGCCCAAGCATTTTTGGCGTGGATCCAAAGCCTACGTTGGCTCGTATGAGGCTACCATCTGCGCCTTTTTTGTATGAGTAGGCATGCCGGACCATTGCTGCATTAACAGCGACATCAGCAACTAAAGCATTAGCTACCCCTACCATGCCTTCGTTCTGATACCCTGCAATAGCCATGTTCGCTGACATACCCAATGTAGCAACCAGCCCCAATCCATCCATTGCAGACATAGGGGTCTTTGCTCCTTCTCCAAAACGAAAGCCTAGATCACCACTCGTTGCAGATATCTTGCGGCCCCAAAAACTGGAATCAACTCTGCCGCCCTTGAAGATCTTCTGAGGCTCTGCACCTAACGCATGGTTAAAACCATGCGACGCATAACTCTTGAATCCAGAAACCGCTTTACCTAATAGACCCATAGCTCCCTCACATCATTTGGTGGTTGATACCACTGTCGAATACACGTTGATTAATTCTGCGCTGCTCATTTGCCATACGAGCCTTTCTTGAACGCTGTAAGCTCTTCCCTGAGCCATATTGATTGAATGCCTGATTCTTGCGTTTGTTCCAGATGTTATTGGTGTTGCTCATGGTATCCAATACCAAAGTCTGGTCCAGCTTACCATATCCTCCCTTGCGACTGAACTTATTCTGCTGATGCTTCGATCCACGACTTCTGTTCCAAGTCCCAACATCCTGTAGCATCTCATTCAGATATGTATTATAATGGCTGGTAGGCTGAGAAAACAACACAGGCTTCACATTGTCTGGTCCAAAGCCCCCTGCGCCACTGCCGATACGTGATGCTTCGATAGCATTCGCTGAGTTGTAGAAACCCTCTGCTTGAGACTGCTCCATCATAGAGACCATGTCCATCTTCCAGACGTTCTGTACAAGCTTGCTCTTCCTTGTAAGAGTGTTGAACGTAACCGTTTGATCCGCTGCTTGAGTGACGTCTCTGAAGGCTTGGTAGTATGGTTGGGACCAGATACCCTTTCCTGCCGTATGGGCTCGTGTCTCGGCCGCTAGGAACGGCGCATAGTCCACCATAGGCTTACGCCCTTTAGCGTAGAAGGGGAGAGCCGCAACATTACCCTGCTTGACCATTTCGAGGTTAAGGTTTTTGCCCTCTGACATGACGACACCCATCATGCGACCATAGGTAGCTTGGTTAGGATCGTATACAAGGCTTAAGCTCTTTGAGCTTTTAACTAGATTAGCAAGGACGGCTTTAGCTGCTTCAGCTCCAGGCTGAGGAGCATGGTAGCTGGTACTACCATGGCTGGTTTCAGGAGCATCGATACCGGCGAGACGGAAGCTGTATGAGCGATTCATACCGAAGAAACTGGATATTCCTCCTCGTATGCCACCACGCTTCACGACAATAGTATCAGCATCCTCGACGCTCATCTTCCACTTCTTATCACTGAAGTCGATCTCTAGCAGATCCCCACGCAGCCCTGAGTGCTTGCCTTGCTGCACAGGGGTACCGTCGCTGAAGAAGCTATTGCGCTTAGAGTACGCTGCCTTAAAAGGACCGAAGGCGCCATGTAATCCAAACTTAGGATCAAAGTGGGCCGCTCCGTACTGTTGCCGTAGGAAGCTCTCTCGCTCTCTTAGAAGCTCTTGGTCGTGGAAGACTACCTGGCTGCCCTGGATGCCCTGATAGGGGCTACCAAAGTCTGTAATCTGCTTGCGTCGTTCACCGGCGACACCACGGTGAGACATACCCTCCATCTGCTCGCCAGCACCACGCTGGCCAGAGAAGCTAGCCTGTCGATCTAACCACTCTTGGTAGTTGTACGTAACAACACTAGGTGCATCTTGAACTGGTGGACGACCCGCAGCTGTCGCTGCCATACCAGCGACAGTAATGCCAGCTGCAACCGCCCCACCGATCATTACCCCCTTCGGAGTGTTGATAGACTTGAAGGCATCTAGTACGCCACCGAGCGCTTTCCCAGTGGAGCCTAGTTGGCTTACCTGCTTGCCACTAGTACCGAGTATGGTATCAGCATGCTTAGCTACTGAGTTTTCAAGCGAATCGCCAGTTTGCTCTTCTAGATACTTGCTTAGCAGCCTACGGCGATCCACCTTAGACGTAGCACCTGCAGTGTAGTCAGCGACGGCACCAACCTCCGCATCGATGTCCACGTTACCATATCGCTTTTCAGCCTTAAGATGCTGTGCGTTCTCCTCCCTGGTTTTAATGGGTATACGGTCGTGATCCAACCGGACGACAGTCCTCTGTCCACCAGCAGGAGTGCTCTGCTGCATATCTACAAAACCATTCACACCAGCCTTCTGGTAAGTTTCTCCTTTTTCGGCAAAGTCTACTTCTGCCCGTACGATTCGCTTGACAAGAGACGTCCTTTGGTGGTCGGCGTGGACCACACCAAGACGCGCAAGGTACGTAGCGGCTTCATGCAGCGGTCCTTCTTTTTTAAGTGCACTTGCCTTGTATTGCTTACCGAGGGCAGTATCGCTTTGGACTTGCTCCATAGCATCAGCCCACTCAGTGCCCTTAGACAAGACACCAAACTCTACCTTAACATCCTCTGCTGCCCTATGTAGCTCAGGTGTAACGAGGTTCTTTCGAGCGACAGCCTTGTCGGAATCCAGAGATCCCATGATACGAGAACTCATATCAATACTTGTGCCGAAGTACGGATCGTCAATATCTGTGAGTCCTAGCTGATGGCCATAACTCATAACCGATCTCAAGATATCCTGGATATCTCTGACGGCTGTTTCACCAGCCTTAGGAACATGCTTCTTATAAGCTTTATGGACTGTAGTCCAGTCACCAGACATCTGAGCCTTGCTTCTAGCAAGGTTCACTTCGCTGCCTGTGACGTAGTACGGATCAGGAGAGTTACCAGCGGTCTCTAAGTACTTCTTGTGTACAGCTGCAGCACCCTCTCCCATAGCTCCGAGTTGCGCACCAACCTGCTTCGCTTCGAAAGGAGCATTTGCAATCCAGAGAGTACGACCTTGTGCGTGGTCTCCTCCACGAGTCGCACGCTCTAACGGTCCACCCTCGCCTAACACCTGTTTGATAGTAGTCTTATCAGACTCTAGGGCGATACCCGCTTTAGCGAATGTGTCACGTCTCTGTGCAAATATAGCAGGGCTCTCGTTCTTCCCCTGCAAGTGCGGGTGCTTCCCGCTAGTGATAGCCTTATGCAGGAAGGGCTCATGTTCGGCAAGCGCCCCCATAACCTCTTTGTCACTAGCACTCTTGCTAATGCGATCGTCCATAACTAGCTGAGCGCGGTAGACATCCATCCACTGCTTAGGCGACTTGCCAATATGTACATCGCTAGGACTACTCGCTAAGCGAGTAGTCTCTTGAAGTGGGCTAGTGTATGTCTCGACATAGTTAGGATCGAGAATGAACTCACTAATCTTGCGCTTGTCTATATCGTAGAAGGCAAGCTCGTGCATGCCGCTTCCACGATCCAAACCAGTGGTCTCTGTATCTAAGACAAGACCATTCTGAAGCATGATTGGAAGCTTCTTCATTCCTTACCTCTAGCTAAGTGATTTCGTAGGAGTCCACACATTCGAGCTGCCACCACGCACATGTCGAATCGGAGTATCATTCCAATGGCCTAGGGGGCAGTTGATGCCCCTCACTGTGTAGACCCACTCGTTGTCGATCAAGTCGATAGACACGACCACAGGGTGCTTCTGCAGCGTCTGTAGCCATCCTTCTAACTGACCCTTCTCCATCAGTACTTCTCGGAATCCATCTGGCATCTTTGGCTTCTTAGGCATAGGTTTGACAACCTCTTCCTTGAGACGTATAAACTCTGCTTCAGCTGCAATTGCTGCTTGTTGCTTCTTCCATGCTCTAGTTGACATTGTTCGTCCATTTGCATTCTACTTCGAATACGCCATCGGTCATGTTGTACGCACCACTCTCTGTAAAGAGAACGATATCATTGGCAGAGAATACGGTGTCCCACACATCAGGCGCGGTCTCCATCTGAAGCCATAGCGTGCGATAGCGCGCGCCCGCCCGTGGTCGGTTTGCGTTTTTAACTACAAATATCATCCTGCCTACTAAATACTCTTCATTGTCTTTAGCGTATTCGAAGCCAACAAACCCTTCAAGCGGCTTGCTGTCAAGCACCAATCGGGTGCTGAGCGCACCCTGGTCTTTAGAGGTACTCGGGGGAAATAACACACTATACTCGGGGACTGTGCAGCAGCTCATAGTTCTTCATCCAATCCGATGAGTTCGTCATCGGGCAGTCTCTCATGGGTTTCAAATTCTGTCTGTTGTTTTAGCATAAGAGTTACTACCTCTCGCATCTGGGAGATCTCCGTCAGTAGTTGGCTCTCAGACTTGCCCTGACCCATCTTGGCGGCCCAGTCGGACTTAGCCTTACGGGTTTCCATAAGCTTGTCTAGGAGCTTCTCACGGCGACGCTCAAGTACATCAATGTAACTGAGCACGGGGTGGATCTTGGTTGTCTTACTTACTAGTGGTTCGCCACTCTGACTAAAGCCGGTGATGCTCTCATCCACATGAAGGAAGTCTCGGCCCTGCCCCTCACGATCGCCATGACTCATCAGGAGCAGGGCCCGGTTCTTCTGCAGGTCTACGAGCGCTAGCTCTTGCACCATGGCGGTTTCAACGGGGTTGGAGGGATCCACGTTCAAGTGCATGAGATACTCAGCAACCTTCTGTACAATATACTCGCCCTCCAGCACACAGTGCTGGCCAATGGGATAGTCGCTCTCGGGGCCGGCAATAAGCTCATGCTGTTCATCCCGGTCGGGGATCGGACAAGCAGTGGCGAAGGGACAGCGTTCAAGCCCAGTACAAGTAATGGGAGCAACGATGTGCACTCCATGTTTTGTTCTAGCTACTTGCTGTCGGACGCGTAGTCGCTTCTTAGGAGAGAGGCTCTCTAACCACGTCTCATATGAGGTTGGTAGCACTCCCAGCCGGGTTAAGTACTCTTGTTGCCTTAGTTCTAACGGATCGCTCACATGGCCTCCAAAAGCGTATTATACCACACCCTGGTCTTGGAATCGCATTTCCTGTAGCCAGCCCGGTACCTCGTCTAGCTTACCGCTAGCAGTTAGTCCATCTAGTTGTTGACGTACTGACTCTAAGGCTTCTGCTATATCTTCTAGTGCTTCAATTACTTCTTCCTTACCTCCATCATCGTGGAAGCGGATACTGGTCTGCTTTGCGTACACGCATTCGAAGCCACGTTCGCCACTGTCTACAAAGTGTTTGTACCGGGTAGCGTGAGCTTGAAGTAGATGTTTCGCCTGATTCACTACTAAGTTGAGCTTGTCACTAAGTTTGTATAGATCCCTGTTATTCATTGTCGCCTCTTAGATAATGGAACAGATCAGTCAGATCCCAATCTGAAAGTTCTTCTAGCGCTATTGGTGTGAATTCTGGGTCACTGGGATATGTGCGCGAATTATTATGCTCTTCACACCAATCACCGAGAGCCTCTAACATGGATTTAACCTGACGGCTCTGCCAGCGACTGATAATATTATCCATTTTCATTAATCACCCCAAGGGATATCGAGATCGAGAATACTATCTCCATCTTCCCATCCAGTACTATTGATCAAGTCTGTAAGACTGCCGAGGGCAGCTGTAATATCTGCAGGACTATCTCCGTTAAGAGAATCCAAGATACCTACGATTTGACGACCTCGCCACTGTTCAAGAATAGAAGAGATGCCTTCTGATGATGCTTCATTCATTGTAGTGTTTCCTAAGCTTGTGTTTAAAGAGAGACCAGACAGGCTCAGGGTCAATCCAATTCAGACGAAGGTGCTCGTCAAAAGGGTCTAGAACCCAGCTGCCTTCGTACTCGCCACCATAGAGCTTACAAAGCCTGCCGGAGGGAAGTTCGCAAACAGCCTTGTAAGCACAGTCAACCAGGTAAGCACCGACCAAGTCGCGGTTACCCGGCTCAAGGGGTTCGAAGTCCAACAACAGTAGCTCGTGTCTATGCTTACGAAAGCCACCATCCGGTACTTTACCCATGTAATAGATGGGGGCTTTGACCCTAACACTCTGTGGCCACCAACCTCGATAACTACCAACCAACTCGCCCTCGCGGGAGTAGATCCAATACCAGTGCTGGCCCCAGTCCGTTGCGTTACTGGTCTGCAAAACTTGCCTCCATCTCAGCAATACACTGATCTGCTTCCCGTAGCTCTATGCGTATGTAGTGGTTAACTAACGTCATAGCACAATTAAAATCTTGCGCGTCGCCGAAGACGAGGGCGTCTGCCCCCATGGTGATGTCCTCTAGGGCTGGGTTTACGGGGCTATTGCTGCTCTGTACGCCAAAGGCTGTACCATTAAAGAAGAAGACGAGAGGGGTCCGGTCTGGGCCGCTGGTACCCACTACGATGAGGTCCTCGCACTCAGGCATGAAGTCGTCAGCCACCCAAGCACCCCTAAGAGATACGGCAGTGCCGGTTTTGCCTCGGCTGAACGATAGAGGGTTGGCGCAGCCCATTACGTACACAGGCATCTTCTCCCGCTGGATACTGTAGGAGAAACCCTCACAAGTGCCGATAAGACCGTTGCTGCTGTCAAGTATATAGAACATTAAGAAACCCCCAATTGTTTGCGAACCGCGCGCATGCCGAGTGTGTGATCTACGCTTGGGCCCTGCTGAAGTCCCTGCAAGTCCTCGTAAACCATCTGCGTGTGAGTGCTATCCGAGGCTCCCTTGCCCATCTCACACGCAAGGCCGAATAAGTTTATGAAGAATTTGTTATAATCAGAACCTCCGATACCCGCATCTCCGACGAGAGCAGTAATAGGTCCAACAAAATCATCCGAGACCAGACCAGAGTCATTGAGCGCTTCTAGGGTAAGTCGAGTCCAATCTCCGCTAGAGTTGCGGCCCGCTAAGCCTACCATTGGCACCTGGGCAACTACAGTGTCATTCGAGAGTAAGTAATACAATAAGGACCTCCTACACAAGTATAAGCACCACCCGACCCCATTGGTAGTCACCCACGTTTTATTAATTTCAAAATTTTGGAAAAGCGGAGGGGGAAGCCCCGGTATGCTCTGTTGTGAGATTGGAAAATATTTTTAGAAAATTTGTTAAACGCGAAAGCTCAGAAATATATAGTGTGAGTGAGTACCTGGTATTGTATGAGATAAATACCTAGGGGAGGTGCACTTCGGCGCCCACCCCGGTAAAACATTGAAGGAGATACCTATGTTCAGCATTACATACGTCAACATCGCTACTAATGAACATTTCATCATGAGTGGTCTTACCATTGAGGAATACACTGTGTACGTGGGCATCATACCAGTAGGCTGGATGACGCTCTGCTAAGCACATGAGGGATACATACACATAGTATGTGTCCTTCTTTTTTAATGGTATGCGCTGATGTATACCAAGGACAAGGGACATACAATGTACGTTATCGCATACACCACCATGAGTGGAGAGTACGTGTGTACACAGCCTATGACATGGGAACATGCTATATGGGGTAGCACACACATGGTGGGCATAGTGAGGGATGTGCATGTATACGTGTACTAGCATAGGGCTAGTGCATATACGCATACACATAGGGGAGAGCACATGCTCTCTCTTTTTTTAATGACACGCACTACATGAGAAGGCATACCAATAAGCCCATCATGTAGTAGTAGTAGGTTTAAAGACCCTGATATAACAAGACCTATATAGAGGGCGTATACCCACTCATGTACCAAGCATGGGTGCACATACGCCATGGCTATATAGGCCATACGGTGAGACCCCGTATGTATAGCCCCTTGAGTGTATAGGGGTAGTAGTACAATGATGTACGTAGGTAGGTATGTGGGTGACGCCCATACCATGGATACCTAGCATGTGGGTAGCGCCCATGCACACGCACATCATCATGCCTGTAGGCACACGTACTCTACCACCTGTATGCATACCACTGTCATGGGGGGCGTCTAGCTGGGGGTAGTACCAGTGGGTTAGAGTTCAACCCGTAAATGAACCGCCTAGTATGTGGGGTGAAAGCACATACCTATATGGTACAAGAGCCATATTAGAGAGCAGGTCCGAATCCTGTAGCACAACAAGTTCACCGTATGCGCATGCTCTATAGGGGCATAGCAACGAGTGAGTGGGTGCAAGTCTGACGTGCCAGGTACCCAGTCCTGGACAGCGCTCATGTCGGTAAAAACAAGCGTATGTAGTAAACGTAGTCATAGGTGCTACAGCAGGGGAATACCCTGTCCCAGCCTATCTACACCCCCTATCATAGGGAACAGCCGTATACGGTAACGTACTATACGTACCTATACACAGTGTGAGTGGGCAAACTCACTGTATAGCAAGGCCCACACTCGATAGACAACAGTACCAGTCAACACACTAGATATGGAGTCCACAATGGACAACGTTCAAGTTCTCGTCGAAGCAATCTCCCTCGTCAACGGTCACGGCCTTACCACCATGGTAGGCGTCTGGGCCACCATGATGACTACCCTCCTGGTAGCACTGCCTGCAATCATGAGTTGGGACTTCGGTCTCGACTACCACAATCTCGCCGTACTGACCACAGCACAAGAAGAAGCACAATTCTTCGGTAGTGAACTAGGAGAAGAAACTGCTGCACCTGTCAGTATGTTCGCCAACGCCCTTGCTCGCTACGAAGCTAAGTTGAGAGGCGCTACCATGTTCTTCGTGGTACCAGCCGATATCGCTGCTCTCCCTAGCCAGGAAGAAGTAGATGCGCTTAACGCACCTGTCATCCCTGCACGTTGGGATAGCGAAGTCGTTACGGAAGAGATCAACCTGGAAGACCTTGAGCTTGATAACCTCTGGGATCGTATCGATGCTGCGAAGTACGCACCCATCACGTTCAACAGTTACATGCGTGTAGCTTAGCTAGTTAGGTGGCTTACCCTTAGGGGTAGGTCACCTCTTTTTTACGACACTAACTAAGGAGTTACTATGAACGCTCGATACCTGGTCATCCTACACTGCGTCATCACACTTACGTTGATGGTAGTAGCATGAGCCGACTTGAAGCAATCGCAACTAACGTGTTTGCAATCGCAGGCACTATCACACTCGTGGGCCTATGGGTTCACTTCCTCTGGAGCCTCTCATGACATTCATCATCTTATACCTCATCTGTGCAGTCATCAGTAGCGCTTGGCGTTGTCGTCAACAACCGGAGTACAATCCGGCTGATTGGCCAGAGCACAAACCTACTGATTGAGAGTAGCAGCAGGGGGCCTTCGGGCTCCCTCTTTTTTAATGGCAATCAAGCCATGTACTAGGAGTACATTATTATGACACGCATCACCCAACAAACCGTCTTGTTCGTCGCCATGTCTGCATTCAGCGCTGGATTCATTGGTTTCCTCATCTGGAAGCTGGGCCTGCTTGATATCGCACTCTACTTCGTCATCCAAATCGCACTGCTGTTCCCCGTGTTCGCAGTTATCCTGGGTGTGCTTAGTCCTGATGTATACAATGGAATGGTTAACAAGTTGAACAATACTATCACTCTCATCAACGGTGCTGCTGCCAGTGCTGTTGCCAAGGGTAAAGGTCTCGGCTCAGTGAAGGTTGATCTCTCCAAAGCTGATACTCAAGCATAGTTAGTGTGGTTGTCTGCCCTTCGGGGTGGGCAACCTTTTTTAATGACACCAACTAAGGAGTAATTAATGATCGGCCAACAGCAAACTGGTTTTACTATGCACCCCAACGCATGGACTAACATACTGGCTAGCCTATATGGCGCGTCACTTGTCTGGACACTGCGTGAGGTAACCGCAATTATTCAAGAAGATGAAACGCTACATATCGCTATGGACAGTAGCGACATGGAGGCTTGGGTAGCTAAGCTAAGTGCGACAGCGAGACTTCAAGTATCACTCTACTCATACGACTGGACGGACTACATCCCAGCTGATGATGACGACAATGGTGATGATGATCCAGATGATGGAGAAACTTTGCCGGAAGAAGTAGAGACACCTACCCCACTCTTCGGGGAACTGAGGTTAGCGAGTTAGTATATAGGTATCTGCCCTTCGGGGTGGATACCTCTTTTTTAATGGCAATCAAGCCATTAGACAGGACAACACCATGACCGACGCACGCACTACCGACCTCACCTGGCAATACAATCAGCTCTTGGCTGAGCGCAACAGGTGTCTCGATACCATTCAGAGCGCAGAGAGAATGTTTGATGGTAGCTGGCTGTCTAGCCAGTTCAGGGTAGCAAGGAATGAACGCCTCGCTGCTATCAATCGCGACATCTCAGCCATCCAGCTCGATATGGAGACCGATAGTATCGTAAGAGACATTGGTACGTACTGTGAAGAATGTGAGGAGTTTCATCAAGAGACGGGCTTCTCCATCATCTGCCCAGCAACGAATGAGGCTCTACTGTTCTAAGTGAGTAGAGGGGGTGCAATATGCATTCCCTCTTTTTTTAATGGCAATCAAGCCATCAACACGAGAGAGCACGACATGAAAATGCCCAAGAAGCTTAGGCAAACCATTACCCAGAAAATCAAAACCTCGTCGGAGGTCTCGATGACCACCAACGGGATCTTCATCGGGGATGTCCTTGATCGCGACAAGATTCAAATCACACGCCATAACACAGGCTGCGTTTCGATTAAGGTTAGACACAACTCAATCTTATACGAGGTTGGCGATGGTGTCTTCGAATTCTGGACAAATGGAGTGATGCTGAATCTAGTTAAGAGATAAGCAAAGGGGTAGCTAAGGCTACCCCTTTTTTTAATGGCACTTACGCCATCAACACCAAGGAAATTCTCATGAAGAATCTCATCACCGAAATCGCTAGCACCTTTGCCGCAGCAGTACTCATCACTTGCCTCTTCTACCCAGTGGGCAAGTACACCATCGGGTACCTCAATGCCAACAACGGTATCTACAACAAACCAGATACTACCGAGGTGATCTACTTGCTTGGCGAAGCATGTACTGTCAACATGACCAAGGATAGCAACATCAGCGAAATCAACAGCAATATGGTGTGGTGCATGGAGCAGCACCTTAACTACATTGCAGAGGAGAAATAATGAAAGCGCAATACTCTAGCACATGCAACGCATGCTGGATTCCTATCTCACCTGGTAATCGTGTTCAAAAGCATGATACCAAGGGGTACGTACACAGCAGTTGTCATGCTAGTCTGTTGAGGGCAGAGGTGCGTCGCAAAGAGGCAGCTAAAGCCAAGGCACAATCTGAACAGCTGAGCTTGTTCAAGTAGTGCGTGGGAGACCTTCGGGTCTCCCTTTTTTTAATGGCAATACCGCCATTAGACCGGAGTCATTATGACCCTAGTACAAGAAGCAGTCGCAGCGTTCACCACCACCACCACCAACGCACGGAGCCTCGACAACACTGTAAAGAAGAACGTGTTGTTCCTTCTGGACAACATCAAGAGCGCAGACAAGATCGATGTCGTGCAGAATCAACTGTATGAACTCGAAGGCACTCACCAAGTCCTGATGGGCAAGGCAAGTGCGTCCTACCTCAAGAAGCTGGCTGCGTTCAACACCACGTTGGCCAACTACATCCACGCTGAGAACAAGAAGGAGAAGGAAGTGATCGCAACAACCCCTCAACCTCAACCCAAGGAAGAAACCGTGGCTACACAACCCAAGTGGGGTTTCATCCCTCTACTACAACATCTGGGAATCAAGGGTACTATCCCTAGCCAGGTACTAGACAATGTGCGCTGCCGTCAGTGGGTTGGTGGCCGTACGTTCACCAACACCAAGAATGGTGGTGCCAAGTGGAGTGAGCTGCTTACTCAGGTGGCTACCGTAGCCAATGCAGGCAACCAGTTCACTGTGACGCCCAAGAAGAGTGGCCACGATGGACTAGTCTACGGTATCAAGATCACAGCCAGGGCTACTGTGCGCGTGACCGTGTCCATGAACAGTGGATACGATATCGTCCTCGTCGACAACAAGGGTGGAACTCTCATCCTTGCGAGTCGCAATACCAAGAAAGCTGCCAACGACTGGGCAACTGGATACGCAGAGCAGAATAAGCTAATTGCGAACTGCATGAACTAGATAGTGTGGGTGGGGCCTTAGGGCCTCACCCTTTTTATTGTACTAGCTGTTTGTACTGATTGTTATTGACTATATACGATCAACGACATACCGGGTACCTCTTTTTATTTGATGGTGGCACTCCGCTACTAATCTTAGACTCTGTAACGACACAACAGCTATCGACCAGATAGCAAGGATAAACCATGACTGACGCTCAACGAATGACCATCATGCTCGAAGAGAAGAAGAATGAACCATGTAGCCCTATTGGGGCTTGTCACATGCATGACAGCTGCCACGTCCATAGTATCTCTCCAGGAGATGGTAACATCGTCTACTTCGCTGATAACAGTGATGATCTCTATACCTATAACCTGGTAATGAAATATGCGGACAGAGAGTCGTTCGCAAAACTACTAGTCGCTCATGTCAAAGAGTGCAAATTCTTCATTCAAGAGTTTCATCCCCATAGTGGTGAAACTGAGTTCGCATTCAACAACGGCTACACTCTCTTCCTCAACTACAAAGGATAACTAATCATGATACTGAGGGGCCTTAGGGTCCCTCTTTTTTATGGCATTCCGCCACCAGAAGAGAGAAAGACATGAGTGATATTACTCCGCTACATACTACTGAAACTATCCTGGAAAACCGAAACCTAAGCGTCATCCGCATGAAGGTACCCAATGGTTGGCTCTATACTACTGCAGCTAAGCACTATGCTAGAGATGGTGTTTGCAGTCTCTCTATCGCTACTACCCTCGTACCTGATAGTGAGGATACTAAGGAGGTTGTCGCGCCTGAAGACCACCCCTTCAAGATCACTGGTCACCCTGGAGCATACCGATTCCAACGACACGACAATACCTGGTCGATAACTTTCAGCAGCATCGATAGCTGTCATCAGGGTTACGAATTTGAGTACCCCGCAAAGTAACAGCTAGTACCAAGGGCCCCGCAAGGGGCCCACCTTTTTTAACGGATAGGCTTACGCCTATCTATTCACAGATAACACAGGAACTAGCCAATGAAGTACCTCCTCACCAGTCTACTAGCTCTCTTCGCTTACCACTTCCTTGTCATGCTCTACACCATCAACCTTACTCTACTACCCTAAGGAGTTCATTATGGATAACATCTACTACGCCGTTCATAACGATGATACTGTTACTTATGTGGAAGCGGATACCCAGGTTGAAGCTGAACGCATTGCCGGACTCTGGAATGACTGCGAAGTCTATTGGATCACCCCATGCTGCGACTATGCTGTCAAGAACACGGAACTGCACCTTCACAGTCGCATCTACGAAAACCACCAATCTCTGCTTGCTACGACCAGCACAACTGTCACTGACAGGGATCGCGTAGTTCACGACCTCATCAACAAAAGTCACGTCTAGTCCAAGGCCCCCGCAAGGGGGCCACCTTTTTAATGACACTTCCGTCAGCAACATCAGGACATACAATGATTCTCAAGTTCTTCTACACACTCACAGTCTTTGTAGCTATGGCTACACACTGGTTCATCTCTCTTGCTCTTACCATCGGAGATACTATTGATAGATTCTGTCTAAGTATCGCTTATGAGAACGGAGATAAGGATTTCCGCCGAGCACTACTCATTGCTCTCCTCAAGCATGAACATTCCAACTTTCGTAATGCCAAGGCCAACGGCCTCGGTTACGAGGCCCAACTCAACGCAATGTACCCCAAGCCCCGCAGGGGCGACTCCAATTCTGTACCCTGTCCCGAAGGGACAACAACTACTGCCAACGCAGTAGAAACGGCGAGCGATAGCGAGCCACAACCAAACATGTACGCATGTATCGAGTGTAAAACCGAGATCAACCTCAACACATTCAATGGCTACATTGTATGTGACGACTGTATTGACAAAGCAGTCTATGCTGCACATAGTGATGACGAAGACATCACTGATGATGTCACTGAAGAAACGGCATTCCCCATTACTGAGACCCTATCAGATAAGGATGAAGATAGTAACTATCTATCAGAAGACGAGAAACCAAGATGTGTCCGGCTCAACTTCTACAATGAACGTTGTACTGGATTCATCACTGACTACGTACCAAGCAGAGACCGCAACATCTGCAGTCGATGCTCACAGCCAGAGAAACTATAATAGCCTCCGCGTAAGCACTCAATGGACCAACCTTGGTTATGCCCAGGTTGGTCACAACCTATGTCTCTCTACCCTAGGGAGAAAGTAGATAGCTCAATCGAGCAAACTACGTTATCGAAGAGTTATGGACTCCGCGAGGCAAATAAGTGGAATTACAGGCCACAAACCACCTATCGGGAGAGCAAAACATATACTAGAACGCCGTATATCAGCCGGACGAAAAGTTATGAACTCTACCTAATAGTAGTGAAAACTAAGGAAATCCAGACAATCTCAAATGAATGTAAGGTGGAGAAAGGGAGCGTGGTACCCCCAGGTAACCACAAGAAATAACAAGCCCCTAACCCTCTCCTACATATATCACTAACAGGTACTAACCCCTTTTTTAATGGTCCCCTAAGGGACCGTATTAACCAATAACTAAGGTACTACCATGCTATTCGATGACTTCATCAACGCCAGCTTGAGACTGCAACCACCTCTACTAGCTAAGGAACCTACCAGCACACCCCAGGTGGAAACCACCATCCCCTGGCACAAACAAGGTAACTGCTGCCCCAACCCCAACTGCGGTAACAACAACTACCCCTTCATACATGAAGGATACCCACCTTATATATGTAGTAACTGTCTTAAGGACAGTAAAGGATTACCTGATATGGATGAAAAGAAAGGTTTGTCGCCGACTAATGAAGAGGAAAACTGTCCCTTCGACGAAGGTACTAACGCTATCTACTCTACATGCTACAACTGGGATTGCTCTCGTAATCATCAGTCTACAAGCAAAACTCTCTGCTTAGGTTGTTCAGCATTACAAGCAACATATCCTGAGGCAATCAAAGGAATTAGCATGTTGCACGAGCAAATGAACGATCCTGTAGAACAAGACAGCAACTGGAAACTCTGCAAACATCCCAACTGCGATAACAACCCCTTCAATCAAGTACTATCTTGTGGACATATATGTACTCAGTGTCTTTCTAAAGACACTGTAAGGGTATCAGATGCCAATAAAGGTACACCTTGTACCAAGTACTGTTCTGAGAATCCATCATGGTCGCACTATACTTCTGCACCAACTTGTCTAGAGTGTAGGGTTAATGCCAATGTCTAGAGTAATCAAAGATGTGCGCGTCAAAGTAACCACCAGTAATGAACTCACTTATGTCCTTGGGGACATCCCATGGATAGAAGCACAACTTCCAGTCAACATCATCCTAGATATTGAGGAGAAAGCCCTAGCTCAAGCTCTTGAACAAGAGCTGATCACTGTCACAGACAACACACTCCTACTTACCCCTAAGGGTCAACTCCTCACTGACGACAATGTCAACAGCCGTACGCACCTTCATGGTGCTTCCTTCACACCTTACTAGGCAACGCAATGATATACATCATTTATGACCGCCAACGTTACTTCAAATGGCATACAGGTACCGCAATCAACCCAAGGGTTGATGCACTTCACGTAACCAGCGTACAAGCTGACTGTCAAGGACTAGCTTACATCAAGCAACACTTCACCAACCTGCCTATCGTTGATAACAAACATACACAATGTTGGTTTGGAGATCATGCTAAGTTTATCGCCGCTAACCTCCCTGACAAACATGACATCGAAAGAATGGCAAGAGAAGCTCACAACCTCAAAGGAGATATATAATGTCTAGCCCTAAATGCACTGACCCTCACTGCTCAAACAATCAAACGAAAGAAGCAGGATTCCATCCTCTTCGAGAAGAATGCCCTGACTGCTTAGGAGACTATGGTATCCCAATGCACGGTGGAGAACCCAAAGCAATTCAATCGCTCACTGTCCCAGAGACCACCACTACTGAGTGGACTCAAGCACAACTAGAAAAACTTGTTGATGACGCAGTTACTGCAACCTACTCAAATCGTCAACCTTCTATCATTAAAGGCGACTTCAATTTCAATCAACGTCGTGTTATTCACCACCTTGTTGGCGAATACGAATACATCCTTAGCGATTGGCATGATGGCGTCATCGTCATTACCTACAACAACGGTGATATCGACTATCAACAAGAGCATGAAGCTGCTCTTGTTATCATCAACAACCTACTAGCTGTTATTCATCGTGATAACGGTACAGTAACCAAAAGAGAAGGTCTGGCGTGCTCAGTCACGCAAGCTATCTATAAGGTTAGCAACCTCAATCAACTACTCGATGCAACACAAGACATCGTCAACAAACAGAAAACTATCCTTCAGGTTATTCACTCGTACAACAACGCTGATATCCAATTCTAAAGGATGAAACCATGCACTACGTAGTTACACGCTTATTCAACACTCCTACCTACACTTCAATACACAACGAGAGAGAAAAAGAGAAATACATCGGTACTTACTCTGTATCTGCTCTAACAATAGACCCTCTAGACATTTACTTCAAGACAGGTCCAACAACTCGTTCTGTTATCATTCGCTATGGTAACAACATAAGTCAAACCTGGGCACGTAGCTTTCGTCAAATCAGAGCAGCCGACACCATAGGCTCGCCTCCAAACGAAGCATGGATGGTTCTCTGTATTCATATCATGAAAGAAATCCTTTCTGCAGAGACTGCAGAAACACCAACACTACCTGATGCAACCTGTGACAATCCTCATTGCTTCTATGGTCCTAAGACATATGCTGTTTATCGGCATGTCTGTAAGAAATGCATGAAAAAGCGTTTGCCGCGACCAGACGAAGCACCTGCACCTGACAATACTCAACTAAACAAGGTAATCGCTCATCTTAATGATCGTATTACTACTCTTGAGACCAACAGAAAAAATTGGCGTCGTATCACTCACAACCATGTTGATGGTGATAGCCACGTAGACATGGTCCATGGTGCAACACAGATAACAATTGCTACTAACCAACTCGCTGAAGTACACGCCATCTTAAAGATGGCTAAAGCACTCAAGAATTAAGCTCATACCCGTCTCCTACTAAGGGGGCGGGTACCTCTTTTTTAATGGCAACTCTGCCACAAAAAAAAGGATAAAACAACAACAATGAATAAATCACTAGCACTTGCAATGCTCTACGATGATGCCGTCATCAACGAACACAAAATCTACACAGCTAGCTTTGTAACCCATACAGAATTTGGTTGCCAAAACTGTCAAGAGGGAGGCCACTTGCATGGTAACAAGCTAGTCTTCGATAAGAAATGTACTAAGGAGTTCAATACCCCTTAGCACTAACGCTACCTGGCTTACGCCAGGGCTTTCAAAGCATTTACTAACAGCAAGGACACAGCATGTGGACGCCCGGCCAAAATACTACCCCTCATCAAGAGCCTAACTCCGACAACAAAACACCAGAAGAAATTCTGCTTGCCAAGACAACAAAAGAAAACCAAGAGCTACGTGACCTTAATACCCACATGGAGGAAACTGCGCTCGCTCAAGAAGCCAAGATCACCGAACTACACAACAGTATCAATGCTCTTAAACAAGCATTGCGCATCTGTCTCTAGGAGTCACTATGATTACTTATCCCGAAGCACTTCTCATTGGCGTCTGTGCATTCTTAGTTAACGCTATCTTCCGACAAGTACTTGCTGGCACTCATGCCTCCTAAGCTCTTCAACATGAAAATCCAAGACATACTTACCGCTAGCAACGGTGATGATGTCTGGTTCGCAGCAACAAATCCAATAGAAGGTGCTATGGCTGACGCATTCAACAGAACAGAACAAGCAATTCTCAACAAATCTCTACAAGATGCTGAAGCGCAGTGGAAAGCTGCAAGACTAAAGAGTATCGCGCTTGACTCTAAAGAAGAGTATCCTCCCCGTACTCTTCCTCTCACTGTCCTCACTGGGGGATACATCACCTTAGCGTGCATAGCCTTTGCATTCTCCTCCATAATGTGGCATCTAATCGTAGGATAAACCATGAACTGGCACGAACAACGAAAAATCTGGAACCAAGCTGGACAATGCTCACGCCAAGCGTGTCGCGGTCCACTACATCATAGCGATGGCACCCCTCGCCACGGTATCCAACAGAATACCCTCAAGTACTGTCTTCCCTGCGTTAAACTCATCACCGATGCCAATCCTGGCCCTAGTCTCTTTACCTTCCCGGAGGAATAATGAGACCAGCATTCATTGCTCAATCACGCGAAGCACAACTAAGCCGTACGTTCCTCAAAGAACTACGCTTACTTAATGAGGTTGCCAACCTCCAAACAGTCATTGGCGATAAGGAAGGTACTACCCATACTTTCCTTACCATGCTAAACCTTGCGAAAGCCTACGATAATACAACCTTCGTTGCTGTAGCTACTAATGTTGCACTCAAGTCACCAGCAGGAGCAACTATCGTTGCAGCCAAACTCGTTCGCCGTATCTGTAACCTCTACCGAGGCTAATCATGATTCTCCCACTAGCACCAGTACCAGTACCCCCCAGGGTACTAGTCGACTCGACACAATTGCCTCCTACGAAGCATTGCTTCTACTGTGGCACTCTTCGTAACAATGATAAGCCATGTCCCCAATGTGGTGGACCATCCGACAGGAATCAACATGTTCTACAACAAGCGTAAGAACCTCTTCCTAGCAGCCCTCCTGGGGCTGCTGTTTGCAATCCTACTTGCACCACACCCAGACACCTCAATGGTAGCTGTAGCCCCTACACAGGTCACTCTAGACCCCTCTACACTAAATCCACAGGCACTCGTGTATTCACCTCCAGTCTCTGATGCAGATTGGTGTAAAAATCGCATTGCCCAGGCTAAAGCAAAAGTAGAGGCTCACCAACACGAACAAGATACTAAGTACTGGCAGTACTACACTGGTGTACTACATGCCTGCTCTAGTAATCCCCGCAGGATTCCTCATGCCCCCACACATCGTAAAACTCACAACAATCTCAACCCATTCTCTGGCAGCAGCGCTAGCTCTTTTAGATACGACTAAAACAGAGATTGAGGTTAGCGGATATAGAGTCAAAGTAAACAACCCTCGCTACCGTCTCATTAGAAGCAACAATCGTTGCGTATATTGTGACTGTGAGGGTACTAAAATGCTACTGCAAACAAATGCACAAGAGCGAAGAATGAGCAGTGCCTTCTTCCATCTCTACACTGATAAGTGCGGTCGTATGCTTACTATCGACCACATCATGCCCAAAGCCAGAGGCGGAACCAACAAAGACTACAACTATCAACTGATGTGTACCGTATGTCAACAAGTAAAAGCAGCAGGTCCACCCTGCACTTCACGCTTTGAAAACAGACATACCGTCTACACCAAAAAGGAAAAACAAGAAGAGCAATGGCTTGCTCGCATGTTTCCAAGAACTAAGAAATAGCATTCATTTGACGACACTTCCAGTGAGATTTACATCTCACTCTTCAGTACCACGCATAGCACCTGTAGGAGGGTACCCATGCACATTAAAGATCACGCAAAGCGCGCACTCAAAATCGTCAACAATCTCAACCGATACAACTGCGAAGCACTTATCGGTTCCGGCTTCGGTCCCGAAGAAGCTACTCTCATCGGCTACACGATGGAAGAACAACAAACTATCGAAGACATCGACGAACTCTCAGACATCTTCACCGAAGATGACGTAGACTTGCTCCATCATTGGAGCTTAGGCGTTGTCACTAAAGAACATGGCGACATGATTCTTCGTCTCCAACGAAAGTACACGGCTACTGTACACAATCGTAGTCTGTACCTCCCAGAACCAGTGCTACAATATCGTCAATTCCTACAGAAGTATGACGCTGGCAATGGCAATGAAGGCATGAGAGACGTCCAGAAATGGCGTTTCGATATGATGTTGCGTAGTGCAGGCCTCCTTAGCCTAACTCTCAACACCATTCATGGTCTACAAAACCAACCCGTAGCTCTCCAACTCGTCAACCTCCTACCTCATAAGCGTGACGAACTAACTGGCAAAGAGCTTAATGCTCGTGAAGAAATCCCACTCACTGAATGGGATGCCGCGAACCTTAATAACATCGCAGTATCAGGCGAACGACTAGGCTGGAACATGCAAAGTCGCGGCTGGGCCATCCTTAACAAGATGTTCCCCAATGCTGTCAACCTTAGTGCTTACGGCCATAGCCTCAATAGCGCAGTACTCCCCGAAGGATACTGGGCTAACATCCCTGTTCAATACCAAGAACTTGTCGATCCAGAAGGAAACGACATTGGTACTGACGGTAGTGGCATCTGGAACGTCGACCACCCTGCCTTTGCAGGCTTCATTGCTAAGCATGGCATCTGCTGCTGGCAAATTCGTGGTCTCAATCCGAATCATGGAATCTTCTGCAAAGGAGCAGTACGTCCCATGAGCCTAGGCGCTGATCAACCTGCGTTTATCCTTGACTGGAATCAAGTCAAAGGGTCAATGAAAGAGAAAGCACTCGCTCACCGTGAGAAAGGCACTGTCTACCTCCAACAAGGTATGTACATTGGCTGCATGCAAGTGTGGAACAATCCACGCGCTACACTCAAGAGCTGTTTCGAGATGATCGAAAACATTGAAGTCAATGAGACTACAGTGCGTATCATCAAGAAGAAAGTCGATCAGGCTTTCGCTAAGCTCTGCAAAGGTGGCGTAGACCGTATCGTCGGTCAAATCACTGAAGACGATCCTCGCGCTGCGCAGGTCGTACAGCTCGTCAAACTGATGAGCAATTCAGGCACACCTGTACACGCTGCCCAAATCCCCATGTTACGCAAAGCCGTCAAAGGTAAGCTTGAACGCATCCTTTGGCACGTCGCCCAAGGGGCGGGTATCGCTTACAAGCAACGCATTTGTATCCTCGACAATACTGTCGAGCCAGGTACTATCGTTGCTACCGGCGTACGTCCCGGATCCATAGTTACAGCATTCCGCTTCCCTATGGTACTGTCTCAAGGTCTACGCACCTTGGTAGCAGTGGCTCCTTCAGCACACCAAAAGTGTGGTGATGAACCTGTCCAATGCACTGTCTTCATGAATCCTCAGGATCTCACTGTAGCAATGCAAGGCGACGACGATGGTGACATCGTTGGCATTAGCACCGACCCCGATATGGTTGAATTGTTCACCCATCTCGTGGACAAGAATGTCTACCACATCGAACCTGAAGGAATCAAAATCCATCATGACTCCTCTAGTCCCGATGGCTTGGAATTCCTTCGTTGGGATCAACGTGGTCCTGTCGGTATCGCAACCAATGCACGTAGTCAACTACTTGCTATTGGTGATATCGAAGGCGCCAATGCCATGAGCGTAATCATTCAAGAGGCTGTTGACGCTGCTAAGCGTAAACCCGAGTGGACTGACTTTCGTGCTGCAGCTATTCGTTCCAACTGGACCGAAGACGCTAATGGCGAATACCACTGTCAAGTACGCTTTACCCCTGAAGACCTCGAAGAAGGCGACTTGCCTCTAGAGATGATGAACAAATGGCTCAACCAACGCATCATCGATGCTGGTTGTGCCAAAAATGGCTGGGACCGCGAAACCAAAAGCGAAATTGTTGTCAAAGACAACCCTTGCGCATGGCGCTGGCCTGGCAAACGCATTGGCATCGACGAATGGATTCCCACTAGTGCTCGCACTAGCTGGAGAGGTGGCAACCTCGTACATATCTGTCATGACTATGCATTCGAGAGCTTCCAATTGGTCAAAGACCAATTTCACCTAGAAACCGAAGCGGTACCTCTGGCTAACCTTCTACCTGTAATGCTCGCAGAGCGAGGCATTCATGCCAACATCATTGCTGGTGGAGACCTTGACGTATACACGCAAGGACTTCGCAAGAAATGTGGTCTTGCTGCCTTTGGCCAAGCCTGGGCTCAAATCATGGAAAAGAACTACGACACCGAAGAGCGATACCGCCGTATCGACGAGGCAACTGGTAATCTCTACCATGCTATTGAACAAGCAGACCTTACCATCGACGAAACCACAACCATTTGGGTTCTGGAACATAGCCGTGGCATCGAAAGCGGAATCAATAATGCATTCCGTGTACTAAGTAGCCCTGGCAACGTCGTACTCGCAGCATTGGGTGTAACCCATAGCGCAGTATGCAAGCATGTCCTTACACCTGCCAACGTAGGTGGAAAGATTCTGACATCCGCCGATGTCATTGTCAACCAATGCATGACTCAAGCCAATCCGCAAGAAGCACTCGCAGAGTACATCTTCCACGACCAAGACCACCACAAACATTCTCACGATGAGGATGGGCGAGGTGTTCACCTCTATGAGTGTACTCATTGCAGTGGTCACCTAACCAATACGCTAATTCGTATCATTCGCTCTAACAAGAGTGCACCAGCAAGCAAATGGCTCGCAGGGATCGTATCAGCAATTAACCACAGGGCGCCTTAACAGGCACCAATTCAGGAGGGGCAGCTTCGGCTGCTACCCTCCTACAAGAGAGCCCCTCCTGGGCTCTAATGACCACTACGTAGTTAGCCTCCTCGTGGCAGTGGTTGGGATAAATGCTAATAACTACAAAGCAACATTTTCCTCTTTGGTTACAGCCAAAGTTCTGTAAGACAATGGGCCTGTAAGCCCTAAAGCACGCTGGCTTTGAAACCCAGAAGATCCCCGTCAACGGACCAATGCCTAAATGCAGCGGTAGTGTAAATAGAGAAATTGCAAGTGTTTCTTGCAGAGAAGCGCTTCTGTCCTAAGCGTTAGTAGTCAAAGCTTATACGCAGTACTACATGGACACCCCCCACCTCTATATGCTTCTTATCAAACTAGGTTCCGAAAAAAGTTCTTTACAGCTCTTACGAGTGTCTTCGTTTGAGGCTATCTAAACGCTCTTAACTCGTAGGGTTAGGAGAATGTCATTTAGTCGAGAAGTGCGCCTACAGTGGATTATGAACAAGTATTCAACCAAGAAGCGGGTCGCGCTAATAGTTTGACGCATCAATCCTATACGTAAGTACATGCAATGGTGGCCGACTCCACTAAAACAGCAGTACATGGATACCTTTTTAAACCTGGAGCAACGATGGATAAAGAAACAAAACGAGCTTACATCTTGCACCCCAAAGAACTTTAGATGGCTACAGGCACCCTGCTCTTCCTACTCTTAGTAATACTTCCTTTAGTCTTACTGTTCATCTCCTCAATACCTGATACACCAGGATGCAATTGCATCCCACCTTGTAAAGATCCAGAAACGGTTCACCATTACTGGAGGTAACATGTCACTACATACCCTCCAACAATCAGATAGAGTAGTCGTACTATCACCCCCGGTCAACAATTTAGAAAAGGAAGTGCTCGTGCGAGCATTCCAAGCTTGCGCTGGCTTCATTTTCGGCGGCGATACCCATCCTCAACCAGAAGACAGATTCAAAGCAGAAGCCATGTGCAATATTGTACTTGCTTCACGTATTACTAATCCAATTGTAGTACTCTTGCGACCTAAATCCGACACCCATGAGTAGCGAAACGGTAGCAATACTGTTAGTCAATAGCGCTCCTTGTTGATACCAAGGTAAAAGTGTCGCTCCACTTCCTGGATCTCTGCAAAGAGATCCTACAAACGGGTTAACTGCGAGGTATCAACTCGTATGATTGTGGAGGCCGGACATTGTGGCCCCCTTAAATGTCGAATTACTACAATCCCTGGCTTGCATACCCAGGTGGCCTGTATGCACCCAAACGATGATTCCACTTCTCAACAGCGTCACTCGTTTTCTAGTCGCTACAATCACGAGCGTTATCCCAGCTTGCATACCTGGGACTAGAATGTATGCATCCGTTCTGGTGCCCCCAATCCAATCTAATAGGTCCTGACTCACCGTCCCATATAGATATTCTACAGCAAGTGCTCGCATAGCATTCACGCTATGTAGAGGACTCTACAATGCGACAACTTATCGGACATACTATTAGAAAAATCACACTCGATCCTGATGGATACTATCTCACGTTTGTCTCTGACACTCATGAGCTAGTCTATCGGTCAATGGGTGATTGTTGTGCTCATGCATATATCCTGCCTCTTGAGGCTACGGATATTGCTTACTTCCTCGGACAAACAGTTATCTCGGTAACTGAGTCCGACGTTACATCGAAAGATGATAACGAATGTGAAGTAATAGATACGTGCTTCTATACAGTTAAAAGTCAGTTCGCTGACTTAGACCTGGAACTACGTACTGAACACAATGGATACTACGGTGGTTGGATTGAATTCGTTTCGGCGAATGAACTCTAACCACTCTAATTCCTACACTCTGGTACTTGGTAACCAGTAGCAACTATCGGCTAACCTGGCATCCTGCTGGGTTGGGGACTCGTACTCCTCTGCGAAAACCATCAAGTTAGGTGCATATAACATAATATGTATTATGCCCAAAGCCTGCTCTTACCCAAGGTGCTATCATGAAACTACGCATTGCACGCAAAATTAGCTGGTGGGGTCATCCTGTTTATAATCGGAATGCCATTCGCAGAGCTGAACAGCGTATCCGCAAATACAAAAAGAATAGCCCTCGCAGCCTCATGTTTAGCGAAACTATGGGCCTATATCAACTAACCAAAGCTCTTGGCGCCTCACATCCCCAAGTTCAAGAAGCGTGGAAACACCTACGCCTTCACCTCTGTACCAGTTGGAACCCTCAAGTATGGGGCGACGACCCACACGACACATATGAATGGGGCGTAAATGTATTCCATACCAAGTATAATGAAAACACTAACGACATCATTACTTCCAATCTCAGCTACTATAGCGATCGCTGGTGTTACTGGCGTATTGCGGTAATGGATTGTGCATTCAAACAAGCCTGCCCTCTATAAGCAAGCATGTGTATTGGCGAGCACAACTGTCTGTACAGCAGTTCCCATGTCGGGTATGTAGGTTCTAATCCTACCTTACTTACCACCTCATACACCCTGAGAGCTACCAATGACACGTCTACCTCCACCCCCGCCTACCGTTACTCAATCCATAGGTACTCTCAACGCACTCTCCAACATGAACTCTGCTCAAGTCAAAGCTATGGAAGAACGCATTGAGTTGGCGCGCATACAAAGCGCTGCCAAGACTCATGCCAGATACTACGTTTCACAACTAGTAATGTTCTCATTCACGCCAGCTGCAATTGCCTTCTCTACCGTTCTCTACAACATGCTATGGACTAATCCACCAACAAGAAACATTGAACCTGAAATCATCAACAGCGTTTTAACTGGTACATGTATGACTTTACTCGTTGCTACCATGGTAGCCCTTGTAATAGGCGCAATAACTGCTAATGCTGTCAGTCTCATACACGAGAAGCATGACGTCTACTAAGACTACCCCTCTTTAAACTCTTTTTCTAAGAGTTTGACCCAATAGCCACAAGGACCTACCATGCATCATATACCTGTTAAATACGACAACAAAGTTGACTCCAACGCTGTTCTTAAGTTTAGGTTATACGAAGCTATCAAAACCTTATCTCGTAAGTACATTCCAGGTACTGCTACAATAGTGGACCTTCCGGGTCCACATATTCGAGAACGCACACGCCAATTCAACACCCCTGGCTTCGCTTACTTTGCAGCAGAGCACAATGCAGAAGTACGAGCCAAATATGGAGAACACCTCTTCTTTGGTAAAGAGTGGTGGGATACCTCTAATCGAAAGATTAAACCTGGCGTATCGCCTGTTATCTCTTTCGATGGGACCATGGGCCCTCTAACCTATCTCACTGATGGATATCTTGAAAAGACTTTCAAGTTATGCGACCAAGTAGATCCTTCAAAATCATTCATCCTCAACTTATGCTTTTCTCGTCGTGCACGTTTTCCAGAAGCACTTGCAAACACTCGTCACCGATGGCTCTTAGACGTAAACAAAAAATGCAATGTTGCTACCCCCCCATATTCGAAATGAATTAGTTACTCATATCGAAGATGTACTGGGTAGAAAACTATCGCCATCAAATTAGGCGATAGTGATATTCAAAACGTTTTCCATTATGGAAATCCACGAATAACACAATCTGCCAACATGGCTAATATTATCATCCCATGCTTACCCGTAGGCACGCACACTCCAATAACATCATGAAAGTAGGCAACCTAATCTGGACTGAGGAAGGTATCTCAATAGCTTCCGCCAGAACTACTGTTAGCCACCCTCCTTCCCTAGACACCCCTTACCATACCACGATAATCAAATATCGTTACTCCTTCAAAACAATCATGTGGGTAGTACAACACCCATGGGGTCAACAACTGGTTTACCTCCCAGAGTATTAACCAACCCTGCCAGAAGGCAGGGATCTCTATAGGAGAATAACAATGGAATTCCACGTAGACGATCGTGTTCAAATCAAAAACGATAGCAACAGCATTGGTACTGTGACCGGCACCAGATGGACACCAGAAGAAGAAACAGTTACTGTTGTTCTCGACTGGGATGGCCCTGGTGCATTCAAGCTCGTTGTTGATATCAACGAAGTAGAACACTACTGCAATCCGTTGCCAATGCAACTTAACTAATACTAGTCACATCCACTGGGCCTCTGTTGCTTGCAACAAGCTATCCTTAGTGGATTTTACTACTGGTGCCTCGCTAGAGAGGCTTTACTGCTCGCTTGTATACCGAGTATCAGGAAAGTATACAAACACTTATGGACGAAGGTAGCTCAGTTTGGTAGAGCGCAGGTGGTAACCCTGGCGTCACAGGTTCAATTCCTGTCCTTAACTGAATAAAGTATTATTAGCAAAACCATTGGGGAAATACGTAGTAACCAATGTTAGTCATTAATAAGAAATTGAAAGCGTCCACCCCCTATGGGCCTGCACCGGTATCGACCGGGTAGTACAAGTACTCTATGGGCATGCAGACGAGATTCAGTCTTAAACTGTTCAACAAATGTAATTGCCAATAACAATAACAACTTCTTCATTGCTCAAGTAGCGATGGCGGCCTAATAAGCCGTTAGCTCTTTCGAGAGCTAAGACATCCGGGTCTGGAACCGATCTGAACGTTCCTGGGTGTAAAATAAGATCCTCAGCTAGACAACCTCCATTCCATAATGGGTTAAGCTAGTAGTGCACTATTCGTATGGACGACAGTATGGAAAGACAAACTAAGTGCGCTTTCACTGACAAAACTAAGCAAGCATGTATCTCAAAAACGAAAGGCTGCTCGACACTCGGGTTCGACTCCCGACAGGTCCACCACTTCATTACTTTTCAAGGAAAACACATTAATGAGTCAACTTATCGCACACCTTATAGGTGACTATGTTTTACAAAACCATTGGATGGCTAATAACAAAACCAAAGCATGGCTGCCTGCTATTCTTCATGTCTTGTTATACGGTATCCCCTTCCTTGTTCTAGGTGCCAATTTTTGGCAATGGTTAATCATTGTATCTACACATCTCATTATTGACCATTACCGACTTGCACAGTATTGGGTTGATTTTTGGGGAACAGGTAAACCGGGATGGCTATCCAAACAATTTGGTTCACCAACTCCAGATGCACCTCCGTTTCTCAGCGTCTGGCTACTAATAATTGTTGACAATACTATGCATCTAACAATTAATTACTTAGTGCTACTAACTTAACAACAGGTATATCATATGTTACTTCTCCAACATGATTACCTAATGCCAGGGGACATTATCTGGCGATACAATCGCCCACAAGACCTCGGTCGTTGTACAGCATCAGCTTTCGACATGTCCGATTACCGAAATCTTATTCCAGAAGAATAACTCCCAGGGGCACTAGCTCAGTTGGCAGAGCAGAAGACTTTTAATCTTCTTGTCACAGGTTCGATCCCTGTGTGCCCCACCACATACCAGAGGTACCCCCTATGCTTTCGAATAGCAAAGAACCTGCTCTATTTCCAGCTCAAATGGGCTTATATTCTATAGCCGTATTTGGTCTATTTATGGGCTTAGCGCTTATCTATTATAGCCAAGCCTTCCTCCCATCTCCCCAGCCTGTACCCGATACAGGTCATCACGACACTGGCGCTGCTACTATCATTTTCTATGATACTGACATCCCAGAAACTGATCAATTCTAACACTCATTCCTTTGGAATACAGGATAAGTATTACCCTGGTGGAGGATGATCTTAATCAGATCGTCTCTACGGCCTGAGAGAGCCATGTACCCTCGGGTGCTAAATCTCTCACCTCTTCAAATCAAACACAGGGCTCTTGCCAATGTTAGCTTATCTCCTTGTACTGATACTATGCTTCGTCATGTTTTCAACCAATATTCTTGTACTAGGGATGATGTCATCACGCGATCAACAAATGATGAATACTTTCAATCTAATCATTCCCATGAATGGTTTGTATGCCGTTATCAGCCTTAGCGCAGCAATCTCTCTCGCCATGACTCTATTCCCAGGACTTACATTATGAATAAATATCAAGCCGCTCGTCGTATTGTCCTCAATCGACGCAAAGCCCGCCGCAATCAATTCGCTAATGCCAAGGTTGAACAACCTCAAGCTCTCCCTCCAAAGAAGCACAAGCTGCGGAACGCTGCACGTTCATAGCTGCAACGGGCTCACGCCCTAATATTCAAAGGCACTATAGCCTAACAACCAGGACAACTCGTGGCACCTTACAATCCAAATCATCGTCAGAATCCTGTTACTCCCAATCGAGACCCTACTACTGCTCGTGGTCAACGCCGCAGCGCTAAGACACCAGAATACCGTACGAACAAAGAGGCTCGTGGCAAACAAAGCTACGGTCACCGCATTCGTGGTACTGGTGGCTATAAGTCTGGTCCTTTCAAGGGACCTAGCAGTCGCCCTAAGGGTACTGGCTCTGATGCTTGGAAGAAATACATGAGCGGAAGTAGTTCCGCTCTCTAACCCGGAAAAAACAATGGATGATAAACCTAATTGGTTTCCATGGTGGCTGAAGATCATTGTCGGTATCACCGGCCTTGGTCTTCTATACAAATTCTACAGCCTTGTAGAGGCCATGAGCATCTTCTTCACCATCTGCGCTGTACCTTTTGGAGTTCTGTTCTCTCTGAACCTTATTACTCAAGGCACCTACGAACTCGTTGCCAATCCACCTTGGTGGCAAGACATCACATCACGTGTACGTGGCTGGAGAGACACTCTCACAGCATCCGAAGCTCAATCCGTATCCAGCTCTGCTTAATTGCAGAGCCACCCTGAGGGACCTCTCACGAGGTCCCTTTCTAAAGACTGAAATCAGTCACCCAACACATTGTACCAGGAGTACACCATGTCTACCATCGTCGCCGCAGCCGCACTCTACACTCTTCCCCTCCTCTTGTCTGCCCTCCCCAACTCGGATGATTACACTATCCGCGAATGGCAAAAAGCAGAATCCGATTATAAGACTTTTCAAGTCGACCTAACCGCCATTAAGAAAGGCGTTAAGAACTTCGGACCCATTGCACGAGGCAAGCAACTCGCTGTCGCCAAGGCAGCACTCGAAGCCAAGGGCTACGTAGTCGAAGACCGCAACGGTTACACCAAGAAGAACGAATGGGTCAACTGGCCCCACCTTCACTTGTACGTCCCTGGTACGAGCTACAACGATTCCTCTGCAGCGTCTAATGCTGCAACGGTAATCTTGAATGCGCACCTCGCTGCGCAAGCAGTACGAGATGCACAGCAAGCTGCATTGGTCCAACAGCTAATCAGCCTTGTTGGAGCCTCCAATCCAGCAGCCGCAGCAGCTATCGTTGCTTCGAATGAAGCCGCAACTGCTGCTGCCGTGACTCCTGTCGCGGCTGAAGAAACCGCTACCGACGTTGTAGTAGAGGCAGACGAAACCCCACAGGGCGAAACTAACGAAGAAAGCTTCGCAGACGCCCCTGCGGCATAGTACCCATAGGGAGTGAGCAATAGCTCACTCCCTATTTATTTCACAAAGAACTCTAGCTTCGCTTACGCTCAGCCGTTCTTTAGCGATGCAATCGCAATCCTATATTTTTATTTTGAAAGGATTTTGACCCAATGAACCCTCCCTCGAAGCTTACCCTACGTGCCGACATCTTTACTGCCCAAGAACTTATTCGACAGTTGTTGCAGATGCCCTCTAATACTATTGTAACAACAAGACATCGACCAATTGCCGTATACTACAGTGCTAAGACCGACTGGCACATAAACAGCTATCAGGAAATTGTCCCCCGAAACATCTCAGGCCGCCATCAGCTTTATATCGGTAAGTCTCCATGGTGTGAATTAGCCTCTAGGCCACTAAAAGGAAAAGATACACCTGAGGGTAAGAAAATTTTAGCTATTCTAAATACAAACCCATTACCCATACTTTGATCGACGGGCTTACGCACCGTCAGTTCTAAGGAACAATCACTATGCAAACTGACCAACTAGTTCATCTTATCCTTTCGGGATTTGCTGTCTCTGTACTCGGTACTATATTCGGACTGGCTCTCTTCACAATCCTTCTAATCTTCACCCTCTGAGGCTCTTATGAGAGTACTACACTCCAGCGACCTTCATGGTGACCTTGAGCTATTGCTTAGCTACACTGATGAATTCGATCTTTGGATCGATACCGGAAACTTCCTTGCTAATTCCAACCATACTAACTTTGCGGCTGTTCAACCAACAGCTGAAAGACAACATCAATTGCACTGGTGCAATCACAAAGGAGTTGGCCAACGCATTACCAAGTGGTTAGATGGACGCCCGGCAATCATTTGCCCTGGCAATCAAGACTTCCTCCCCTTGCATAAGGTTATCAGCCACTACGGAGCCAATACCCATCTTATTAAGACCGCCGGTATCCCTGTTGAAAACAAGCTATGGGCTGGCTTCCGCGAAATCCCATACCTTGATGGAGAATGGGAAGGCGAAATCCATGACTTCGACAATCTAGTCGAAGACGTTTGGTTCTCAATGCCTGACGTTCTAGTCACCCATGCTCCCCCTACTGGTATCCTATCAGGACAATGGGGTATCCCCCGTTTGGCAACAGCACTCAAAGAACAAAAGCATGATATCAAGCATCATTTCTTTGGACACAATGTCGCCGAAGGCGGAATGCAAACTTATATCGATGGAGTATGGCACTACAACGGCGCACGGCACGTTCGAGCCCACACTATCGATTTCTAACACCTTCGTTGTGTTACCGGAAACACAACAAGAGGCAGACTTCGCCTCTATAACAAAACGACGTTAGCTACGACGTCCCAAAGAAGTAATGAGCCATAGACCCCCTAGCGGGGTCTATGTTTACCAACACCTCACCATATGTCTTCGTGGAGGCAATATGTCTGATGACGAAATTGCCAAAACAAAAGAACAACTCAACATCGCTATCTTTCAACCCCTCTGCAAAAAGTGGAAAACTGAAAATCTAGGTAAGTTTAAAATACCCTCCAACAGGCTACAGGCTTGGTGCTTCACAGAAGAATCCAAACAATTAGTCTATAGTCTTGCAGGCCTAGTAGTATTTGCTGCTGCAATCGTCGGCCCTTGGGGTGCACTTGCTGCTATCATACCCTTCGTTCTTTTTGGCTTGTACAGGACTGCAGTTACATACCTTTGGCTAGGAACTACACTCAAACACCAATCAGAAATCAAAGGCTATGCTCATCCCAAGCTAACTGGTAAACATATTATCGAACGCTATGGAACGCACACTGACTATTGGTTTAGTTGCGACATGGAACGCATACTTAATAAAGGTGTAACCGTTTCAGATGTAACCAATGCTCTGAATAGACAATATCAAACACAGCAAAAAGCTCAAAAAGCACGTATCGCAAAACTTACTGATGCTATTGTCGAGGCCGACGTCCTTAACAATGCAGACATTGAAAAGAGTTCTACTCTTGCAATGTATGAAGAACTTCAAGCTGCAAAAGCAGAACTCAAAGAAGCTGGTATTCTCGATCTTGAGCATATTGGCAATGCAACAAAAGCATATCTAAACCGTACTGCCGAAAACGACAGCTACTAAGGCTTTAGTGATAGTGCCTATGAACTATCACATCATTCACAGAGTACTTAATGTACAAGATTGAATACAGTTTCGACTGTAACGTACTACGCGCTATTCCCAGACGAGGTCGTCTAGAATTCATCCCATTCACACTAGGTGGCCGTAAGCTCACTCCTAGCGAACTACATCTAGTAGCTCGTAAAGAATGGGGCAACGACAACATCGTTGATTTCCGCTGCCTTGCAGAGGGTCAAGGGTAAAGGAGACATACTCTATGTTCTCCTTACTCTTGATAATGCTGGGATGTCAGTCTTCTGATACTCCAGTGTTATCCCTCTCCGAGGTCAACGCACAAGCACACACTGTAACTCTTACCCAACCCATACACTGGTGTACCACTCCAGATATTATTATCTGCGAAAACCAAATCGCTATCGATCAAATGCAAGCAGACACAGCGTTCAGACTAATTGGGCATAACAATCCACGCATCGTTAAGATGCAGTGCGATAATGAATGCGCCGCTACTATAGGCGCCATTACGATTGGAAAGCCCTTGTGTTTCCTGGAACACAACAAGGATGGCAACAGTTTGGGTATGGCTGTTGCTACTCCTCAGCCTGATAATCCAAAATGCATTCAATACTCTCGTATTGAACTCTGGCGATGGAACCTTCGGGTCATTACTCACGAAGCTGGACATAGCCTTGGCTACAAACACACCGACACAAAAGGCCATCTTATGAACCCCAACTACTCCAATGGAGGTTGGAACTTAGATGGCATCTCACAACACCTAGAAACTTATCCTCTTTGAAACAAAGAGATGAATACCCACCCCCTCCCAAACATCTTCTGTTGTAGGAAAACTCATGAGCAAGAAAAGCATTAACAAAGCAAAGCAACGTCGTCTTCACGAAAAACGAGCGCGTCGCGAAAACAACCAACGTCTCTACGAGTCGTACGCAGCATCTGGTAGCAATACCAAATCAAAACGTTCACGTCAAAATTCCAAAAAGTCGAAGACTATTGCTAAGCGCGATAATTCATGTCACAACATTGGAGACGCTCAGCAAAATTGGGGGCTCAACCTACCATTCCTTGTTCGTACCTACCTCCTCTACCAAGATGGAGTACCTGGACAATGGACAAGCAATTGCGCTACCCATGTTCGTGCTTTTATTGAAAAGCACGAATTAGCTATCTTGGATAATAAGATTTATCAATATCGCCGAGTCATGACTCCAGAGCGCATTCGCGCACTGGTCTAGTCAAACAGGAACCATATGCTGTCATTACTCCTAGTCCTTTCAGCATGTCTTTTCATGCTGTACTTCACAACACAAATTACCATCCCCTGGATGGCACATCAACCACTGTTTCCAATGTTCAAGACAAAGGTACCCAAAACTAATACAGAGACACTTATTTCTGAACTAGATTCAACAGTTGATCATTTGCGTGCAGAACAAGAAGTGTCTGACGGCTTGGAGCAAGTTATCGTCAGTCATCAACTTCGCTCAATCAAGAGCGAACTCAAAAACATTACAAACAAAGTAAACAATACATGAGTAATCTTTTATCCCGAGAACGCGCCGCTATCGGTGTCTTCTCTACCCTCCTCCTTGGTTTTGTCCTTGTCATGAGTGCCGGTAGCCTCGTCGAACGTGTCGACGCAGGCGAAACTGTAGTGCTTCAAGATCCAATCGATGGAGAACTACACGTTTGGGCAGACCCCGGTCTCCATTTTCAAGGCTTCGGACAAGTAACCACCTATACCAAAAGTCAACAGGTCTGGTTCACTCTTCCTACCGAGGAACACTCCACGGATACCAGCGCCACCACTCGATTTAACGATGGCGGCAAGGCTTGGGTAAGTGGAAGTATGCGATACGACCTACCTAGCGACTACGATAGCATGGTTGCCCTTCACACCAAGTACCGCTCTCCATCTGCAGTACACGAGGCTTTGGTCATCCCTACTATCGAGAAATCCATCTACATGTCAGGTCCCCTGATGAGTAGTACCGAAAGCTATGCCGCTCGACGCGGTGAGCTTATTGATTTCGTTCAAGACCAAACTCAAAATGGTACATACAAGACTACCGTTCAAGAGACTACTACTGTAGATACTCTAACTGGTGAAGACACCGTTGTTAAGATTACCAAGATCGTAACAACTTCCGATGGCATCCCACTTCGACAGGAAAACAGTCCTTTCGAAGAATTCGGTATCCAAACTCGCAATCTTGTACTCAATGGCATTCGCTACGACGAAGACGTTCAACGTCAAATCGACGCACAACGCGAAATGACTATGGCCATCCAGACTTCTAAGGCTCGTAGCCTTCAGGCAGAGCAAGATGCAATCACCGCAGAAGAACGAGGTAAGGCAGATGCCGCAACCGCACGATGGGAACAAGAAGTCGAAAAGGCTGTCCAAGTTACCAAGGCTGAGCGAGATGCAGATGTTGCAGCTCTTGACGCCAACAAGCGACTTGAAGTTCAGCGCTTGGCCACAGAATCCGCTAAGCTCTTCAAAGAAGAGCAGCGACTAATTGGCGAAGGCGAAGGTGCCCGTAAGCGTGCAGTTATGCAGGCAGATGGTGCACTCAAGCAGAAGCTAGCTACTTATGAGCGAGTCCAGGCTAACTGGGCTAAGGCTCTTGCAACTACCCAAGTTGTACCTAACGTAGTAATGGGATCTAGCGGCAACGGTGGCTCGGCTAACGATTTCGTTCAGCTGATGACACTACAAGCTGCCAAGGATCTCAACTTGGATCTTCAAACCAAGTAACAACAATACCTAAAACAAAAGTAGTTCCGGGCGGAACTACTGGCGCGTTGCCTATGGGCAGTAATTAGTATGAATACTAAATCTGATAGAGTGGTGTTGGTCTATCAGAATAAATTTAGCGCGCAATCTCCGACAGGGGGGCACACGGTTATCAGGTGCCCCAACCCATCTATCATGGAGCTACAATGAAGACTATTTACAACTACATCTCAGACTTCCTGTACAAGCATTTCTTCGCATTCTGGGAATCCTGCATGAAGACCCTCAAAGCTCTTCTCAAATTCCTTCGCAAGATATCCTGATGTATCACTTAGCAGTTTTCATCACCCTCTTCTCATTGATTGTATTGGGTATCAACATTATACTCAGACAAGAAGACAAGAGATAACTCCCTCCGAGAAATACATTCTCGCAAATCATAATGATTCAAAATCTCCGACAGTAGTACCCACTGTCAAACCCCCTACGCTGCTGCTGCTCATGCAGCAGTATTCAAAGAACAGTTCCACTATGGAGTAGTAATGACGTTGACTCGCATCCCCGCCTGGGCAGAAGACCTAAAAAACCAATACCTAGCTGGAGAAGCTAGTATCTTTGTTGTCCACGGAAATGTACGCGACTTGCAAGCCTTCGAGCAAGATGGAAAGCAACGCTTTACTAACATCCGTACCTTCCTAGAACTATTCCTTAGCAATAGTAAAGAGGTTGTGGGTTACCACAACGTAAGTAAAGGCCTCACCTTTCTTAATCGAGATCAAGAAAACCTCTTCTTGAAAAGTGTTAACGAAACACGTCGCAAGCTACGACTTACTCCTCCTGTCACGCAACTGCCTAAAGCTACTACAACTGTACTTGCCCAAGTACAGCAACTCGTTGCCAATCAATCCATCAACTCCGCAGTGATTATGGATTTCTTCGAGATGGTAGCTCCTAGCAAAGATATGGGCCACGCTACAGACGAAGACAAAGCCAACCTGGTTGCTCTCCAGCAATGGTCTACTGATGCAGATTTTCTTGCTACTGATAACTTGATCATTATCATTACGCAAAATCTCGCTGATGTAGCCGAGCGCTTTGTTGCATCTCCTCAACTCGCAACGATCAATATCAGCTTGCCAGAAGAAGCAGATCGCAAACACTTCGTAGACAGTATCCCCCTCAATGGAGTGAACCTTTCAATGGGCACTGGCCCACTCTCTAAGGTAACCGCAGGGTTGACTCTTCTTCAAATTGACTCCCTATTCAAGGGTGCTCGACGTAGTGAGAAACCACTAGACTTCGTAATGGTGGCTAGTCGCAAAAAGCGTATCATCGAGAAAGAATGCAATGGTCTCGTTGAATTCATTCCTCCTACTCATGACTTCAGTCATGTAGGCGGTATGGCAGCTGTAAAGCACGATCTCATGCGTATCGCAGATGCTGTCAAAACAGGACAAACGAATCGAGTACCCATGGGTATGATCTTCGTAGGCCCTATGGGCACAGGCAAAACCTTCATTGCTCAAGCCTTTGCTGCTGAATCGGGACTCACCTGTCTCAAACTAGGCAATATTCGAGGACAATACGTCGGTAACACCGAACGTAATCTCGATAAAGTCCTTAGTCTTGTAGACTCCCTTGGTTATGTCTTGCTCATCATTGACGAAGCAGACCGTACACTCTCTAGCAACGCTAGCGATGGCGGTGTCAATAGCCGTCTCATCGCCCGACTCAAAGAGTTTATGAGCGACACTAGTCACCGTGGTCGTGTAGTCATCATGATGATGACCAACCGCCCAGACATGCTCGATACAGATCTCAAGAGACCTGGTCGCTTTGATATGAAGATTCCATTCTTCTTTCCAGAAACTCCCACCGAGCGCCAATCTATTTTGGAAGCACTTGTTCGCAAGAATAAGCTCTTGCTAAATCCGGCAATCGACTGGACCTTCGCTGTTGCTAATACAGAAGGATACTCTGGTGCAGAGCTAGAAGCCGTTCTCCTCAATGCCAATAACTCGGCAGCTGAAGAAAATAGTACCTTTGTTACTCAAGAACATCTCGATCAATCTGCTCTCGACATTGTCAAAAGCAGAGATACCGACATGCTTGACTACATGGAACTACTGGCTGTCTTCGAAAGCAGTTCAAAGAAAATGCTTCCACCTCGATATGAGAATCTCACTACAGAAGAAATCCAAACATTACTCGACGTTACCAAACTCAAACTTGGCAAACGAGTGTAAAGACTAACCAGGAGCGCTGATGGCCAATTCTCTTGCAGAATTAAATGCAGTTGAAACACCCCCTCTATTCAAAGTAGGTTTCGACCTACTAGAAGGTATGTTCCAATTCACTAGCGCAACTCCTGACATGCTACCCGCTGGGACTCAAATTACCATTACCGGTCCACCCGGTACTGGTAAGACACGACTAGCATTGCAACTAGCAAATGCTATCGGTAAGAATAATCTCGATCTTAAAATCGAGTGTCGCTCTTACGAAATGTCAGGTCCTATGCTCAAAGATCTCGTTACCAAACTAGATACTGAGCATATCGATGGCTATCTGTACGGAGAGGACCTCAAAGAATTCACACCCTTTGTTCCAGGAACTCTATACGTAATTGATAGCCTCGATTACTGGGCTGCGAAAGAAGGAGAGCCGTACCCAAGTACTGCTATGGCTAAGCTGCTTGAAGCAGCTAAGGCACAGCACATCTCCATCATTATTGTTCACCACAAAGCCAAAACTGGCCGTGCAGAAACTGGTGTTGTCCTCTTCCGACAATACAACGACATTCGCATCGAAGTAAAACTCAACAAAAACAACAAGCACAATCTACAGGTATCTACAGACGAAAAAAACCGTTACCCCGGTCCCAATCGGAGTGTCACTTTGCGACACTCCGCATCTGGTCTGATTCCTGTACCACCCACACCACTTCAACAATTTTGGACACGTATTTCTAGCTTTGCTGGATAGCGTATTCGAATCCCGAGAGTGCTCTAGTTAAGAACAAGTCTTAGATCTAGCGCGAAGATCACCCCTCTGCGGAAGGTCAGATATCGTTCGCAAAGCTAACGTCCTCCCCTGGCTAGGTATAATAGCTCCTCTTCTCTAAAATAGAATGTCAGTAACAAAAAAGTAAGTCCATGTTGTACAACTCTATAATTATTTAGACGTTACAGCAAAGACTATCGCAAGTAGGTCGCTTATAGGTGAAAACTTATTGCGTGGCTGATAATCAAGCGATAGCCTTAGGGCAGCGAGTTGCAAACAAACTATGGCAGTGTGCTAGATCTCGATGGTAAATAAGACGATAGTTAATCCATCACCTCCTCCTGTTCTTACACGAGCAAGTCTTGCCGCCTAGTCTTTTTATTTCTATTGGGTCTTGTACCCCCGAAAAACTCGACAAGATCTGCTCTTTTAAGAGTAGGAATAAACACTAACCCCTGGAGCCTCTTATGATGCCAGTCGCAATTCGACTAATCAAAGCCTTTCTGCTCATTGTACCCCTCATGGTTGCAGTCGTAGAATGTAACGACGATGATGACGATGACAAGAATGTCAGCTATACCCCTCACGAGGTACTTCCTGAACTATACGCCCCCTCCCTACCCGGTACTCTTATCGTAGACCTAGTCGACGGTAGTACCGAACACGACCTATACGAAATCGAGAATCTTCTTGGTTCTGATTTCGATTGGGTACACGAAGACGCATGGGACGAAGCTCTTGCCTCTGGCGAGGTCTGGGACCTCGCAGCTGCTATCCAAATCCTCGAAAACCATCCACTTGTAGAGGTCGTAGAGCCTCGTATGATGATGCATGCTACCAGTTGGGTACCTGACACGAGTGACGTCTTCAGCGCACCTGTCAATGACCCTCTGTACCCCAAACAATGGCACATGGATGCAATGGGCGCACCTTACGGTTGGGCTCACACTCCACAAGGCAAAGGTGTCATCGTGGCTGTCGCCGATACCGGTGTAACAGTCATCGCAGACCTAAAGGATACTCATATCCTAGAAGGCCGCAACTTTGCAGGTCGAGACAGTAAAGACTGGACTGACCGACAAGGTCACGGTACCCACGTTGCTGGTACTATTGCCCAATCTACCAACAATGGTGTTGGTACTGCCGGCGTAGCTCCAAAGGCAACCATCCTACCCGTCAAAGTCCTAAGTGACAACGGTAGTGGTTCTGCCGATGGTATTGCCGCTGGTATCGACTGGGCCGCAGACAACGGCGCACAAGTCATCAACCTCTCTCTCGGTGGTGGATACTCTAAGGTCATTCACAACGCCATTACTAAGGTTACTGCCAGGGGTGTCCTTGTCATTGCTGCTTGCGGCAATGACGGACGCGCTGAATGCGTTTATCCCGGTGGTCTCGAAGAGACCATGGGTGTATCTGCCACTGGACCTGACGGTAAGCTTAGCTTCTATAGCTCTCATGGTAAAGGCGTAGATATCGCCGCACCAGGTGGCGACAAAAGCAAAGGCGAAGAAGGTGGAGTTCTCCAAGCGACTATCGATGGCAAGTATAACTACTTCCAAGGTACTAGCATGGCCACCCCGCATGTCGTAGGAGCTGCTGCCGTACTACTAAGTACTGGAGCTACC